CACGCGTGTTGTTGTTGTTGGACCTTTCACTCTGCTCGTTATCAATCGCATGTTCTTTGGAGGCTTCGCTTCGTGGACTCAAATGAATAAGGTGACGAACGGTATTGCTATTGGGGTCAACCCTTACGGCGAGGACATGGACTTTCTTTGCCGAGATCTCTTTGTCGGCGGGTTTAAGCAATTTGCCGGCGATTCTTCCGGCTTCGACCTCTTTCAGCATTCCCAGCTCTTGCGTGCTATTTTTGCCGGTATCAACGATTGGTATCATGATGAAAACAACGGCATCCGGGATATATTGTCTCTTGAGTTCATGTTTCCCCGTCATGTCACGTTTCCCGTCCGGCTGACTGCTGTTCAACGGGCCGAGTGCATGGAGACCATCAAGCAAAATGACGAGATCTTCAATTCCCTCTCCGAGGATGATCAGCGCCGGCTTTCCATGATGTTCGAGGTTCTGCACCAAGCTAAGTTGGTGAATGCCAGCGATTTCCATTTCGTGGCCTTCATCTACATTTGCCTCACCGGGCACCCCAGTGGTAGCTACCTTACTGCCCTTATCAATTCCTGGTATTCTAAGATCAAGCCCTTCCTCGTCGCCTTGTTCCACTTGAAGGACATTGAGGTGGTCCTAGACATACTTCGTACGCGTGCGATTCGCCCGATCACGCTTGGGGACGACTTTGTCATATCTGTCGCCCCCCACGTCCAACCTTTTGTCAATGCCATTAGCTTCGCGGCTTTCTCCAAGTCGTACGGCATGGTGGTGACTAATGAGGATAAGACGCCTGTCACGCGTGAATTTCCACCTACGGGCACTCCTATAGCCTTCCTCAAGCGCGACTTGCGCTATGATCCGGAGATAGGCCGTTACGTCGGGGCCCTTGCCAAACCTGCTATCATTGATGCTATGTGCTGGGTTCGCAAGGCCCGTTCGACGGACGAGGAGTTAGCCTCTCTGTTCGACTCCGCCCTCTTCGAGTTCTCTCTTTGGGGCCGTAGGGATTTTGAGGAGATGGCTCCACTGATCCAGAAAGCTGCCGAGGTTACGCTCCGGCGTACCTATGCTCCCCGCTGGATGGTCTGGGAACACGCGCTCCGCGGTGTGTCCAAACTTCAGGCGGATTTCCGGCCTTAGTCCAAACTCGTCGTGGGGTACGACATTAAACTACCCTGGGCCTTGCCTGCCCGCTCTTGCGAAGGCGTTCCTTGCGAGATTCTTGTCTTAGTTCTAGCTCCTTGGTTCCACTTGTGCTATTTAGCACTTAGAACGGCCCCTACGCAAATTGTGATATGCGACTGGGGTAGATTCACAGCTCAAACCATACAGATCAATGCTCCCACTGGCAACAACGGTTCACCGGTTGCCGCAACCCCGTCCGGTCCTTCCACTACGGACACGTTCCAACCTATCACAGTTACTGAAAACAACAAATCTGACGTCACAACCAAGTTCGTTGGCGCTGTTGCCGTCGAGAAGAATGG